TCATGCGCCTGCGCGCAGCTTTTTGGCCAACAAAATCAATGGGCGGTCTAGAACGGTGCGGGAACGCCCACGAGGCCTTGGACCCAACTTGGACCCAACCTTGGGCAGCAGATAGCGCTGCGGTAGATCGCAAAGGGGCCGCGGGTGAGTGCCGCTTTCTTCCTTTGCCTTTGGCCACCCTACGGTTGATGAGGTGGTTGCAACCCCAATCACGGATCCATCCGCGGCCAGGATTGGCGAGCCGGACATGCCGCCTTGGATGGGTTTCTTCCCCTTGCTGGTTATTAACGGACCACCAAAATGTTGCGCCGTACAACGAAACCATTCCCCTTCAAGCGACAACATCCAGGCCGCCGTCTCCTTTTCTGCCGGACAATCTCCAAGGGACAAAGGCACCGCAGCCTCGACGAGAGCCCTGAATTGCTCGGCCTGATCTGAAAGCTCCTGACTATCCGGCTCGCCGATCACCGCAATGTCCGCGACCGGATCAACAAAGAAACATTCACCCCATACAGTGGGCTTGCTTCCGAGCGGTCCGAGCAGTTTCTCGTACGTGCGCTCTTCGAGATAAGAGAAGTTCATGGCCGGGGGGATCTTCGGCAGACAGTGAGCCGCTGTGAGAACAACACGCATGGGCATGCGTAGGGAGGGCTGAAGCACTTCCACGACAAACCCTCGGCCATCTCCAACAGTGACGATTGCTCGCTTGGCTTGATTGCGCGTCATTTTATCCCCCCAGCGCTTTTGCGATCACGGCCGCTGCACTTGCGTCCCCGCCCTGCGTCCGCTTGGCATAGGCGCGCAGCAACGTTGCCGGATCATGTCCCAGCCGCGAGGCGACCTTGTGAACCGGCTCGCCGGCATCGAGCAGCAGTGTTGCGATCGAGCCGCGCAGATCGTGGAAGCGGGCCTTGAAGCCGAGCCGCCGCGCGTGCTTGGAGAATTGCTTCGTGATGTTGCTAGGATGACGGAAGGCCGTGAACGAGAAGCCCTGCCCTTGCGGTGGGGCAGGAAACATCAGGGCACCCTCGGGCAGCTTCACCAACGAGAGATCGACCTGCGCCCCGTCCGGCACACCGGCCGCGATCCGCAGATGCCGCTCCCGCAGCGCAAGCAGCAACGCGAGTAGTGCGTCGTCAATGTCGATCGTGCGCACGCCTCTCGTGGTCTTGGGCGCCTTCAATGCATAGCCTTGGCGCGAGCGTTCGAGCGAGCGAGCGATGCGGAGCTTCTTGCCGGCAACGTCGAGGTCGGTCCACTGCAGCGCGAGCAGCTCATTGCGTCGGGCGCCCGTGCGCACCGCCGTTACGATCAATTCATAGAGCGGATGGCCCCGAAAGCCGGCGACAACCGTACTTAGCTGGGCCGCATCCAATGCAATGCCGTGATCACTCTCAGGCGGGCTAGGGACCTTTTCCACATACGTCATCGGACTGGCCGCCAGCACCTTCTTCCTGACCGCTGCATTGAGGCAGGCGCCCAGGACGACATGCACGAAGAAGATCGACCGCTCGGCGAGCTTTCCCTTGAGCGAGAGATAGAGCCGGTCGAGCTCGTCGGATTGAAGCTGTTGCAGCGGCCGCGAGCCGAGCGTCGGCACAACATGACACCGGAGCATTTCTTCGTAGCGCTCGAGCGATCGGCGGCCTACCTGCCGTTGCTTCCGCCCCGGCGCGCCTGCGGCAAGCCAGCGCTCGATCCACCGTCCGAGCGTCAACCTGTCTGGGGTGACGTGCTCGCCGGTGTCGGCCGATCGGATCAGCCGCCGCAGCTCTTTCTGCGCATCGCGCTTCGTGCCGCGGAAGCTCTGTGAGACGCGCTTGCCGCCCGCGCGATAGCGCAGCCGCCATATATCCGGCCCGCGCTGATCAAGCGTGCCGTCGCCGTATCTGCCCCGCCTCATGTTCTCTCTCCCTTTTCCTCATGCGCTCGCGCCTCGATGGCCTCATTCGTATTGGCCAGCCGCTCCTTCAACTCTTGCAGGATTGGAAAACCGACCATCAGGTCGTCGATCAAATTCAAGATGTGGCTGTGCTCTTCCTTGAGATGATCGAGCATGACATAATCAAACAACACATCCACATCGATGTCGGAGCTGTTTAAAAGTATTATCCCCGCGACGATGCGGCGACAGACCATTTTGGTTTCCTGTTCCTGCGTTAACGGGCGACGACTTTCCTCGCGCGGGGCAGCTTGTGCAGGTTGTGTTGGCGCGGGCTTCGGCGGTTCCAGCACCTCATCCACTGCGCGTCTCACATGTGCGCGGGTCGGCTCCTCGCCAGCCGCAAGTAGCTTGTCCACTGTCTCGCGGATTAGTCCTGGCTTGGCCTTCTCAGCATCGCGCACCCTGCGGGCCTCGAGTATCACTTTGCGAGTAAGACCGAGCTCAGCAGCCGTCTTCGGTAAATCGTTCCTATCGGGAACGATTTGAGGATTTCCGCTGGAATACTTCGCGGCCTCGCCGCGCGCCTGTGCCGCGTCGTATTCCTCCGCCAGGCGCATCTCCGCGCGGGCCTCGATCAGCAGCGCATCGGCCTGCGCCTTGCGGCAGGCGGCTAGAATTTCATCGTGCGCTTCCTTGGCCTTTGCGAAGCGCGCGGCCATCTTGGCGGCGTCGTAGACAAACGCGGCTTGATCGCGCGCCTCAAGAAACTCAGCGGCCGTCGTTGCCTTGGTGAGTGCAGCGGCCGCGCGCTCTATCAGGAGCGGAAGCTTCTCAGGCTGCTGCGCTAGAGCAGTGCTGTTCATAATGATCCTCACTCCTCTTTCGGCTTGCGCAGCCGTGAGCGCGGCGCCGGCGGTGGGGTTTCAAACATCATCTTCTCGAAGCGCTTGGCTCCCTGCCGCCTCTCCTCCTCCCACTCGCGGAGCAAGAGTTGCTCACCCTCTTGCAGCATGCGGCCGTGTGAAACGATTGCCTCCAACCCGGCGGCCATCGCCTCGATGTCGGCGGCCGCTACCGGCCTGTTCGCCGGCAACTCAGCCGGGTCGAGCACGGGCTGCCCCTCCGGCTTTACGCCCGGGCGGCCCAGCAAGAGCGCGATCGCCTGTCGAAAAAGCTCATGTGCGAACGCATGCTCATGCCATGCGCGGCCAGTCTGCTGGCGCGTGAGGAGGCTTAAAAACCCGATCAGGTTCATCAGCCCTTGCGTTTGAACATCGGGCTGCACCAAGGCGAAGCTTCTCTCGAGGCGGTCGCGGATTTCTGTCGCCAGGGTGTGCCCTGCCGCGCTGCTCGCTGCATCGAGCTTGGCCCGCAAATCATCAGGCAAACTCACGTTGACCTGTCGCATTCTTGTGCCTCTCCCTTGACTAATAGGCTAGATATTGTATTTATGCATGCTAGAAATATTAATTCATAGCATTCAGGATAGCCTCATGTTGGAGGCTGGTCAAGACGCGATAGCACGTATCGGACGGAGAAACCTAGTATGGCGATGCTCAGCACAGCCTTAAGTGACTGCGAAGGCAGGAAAATCCTGGACAGCCGCTGGGACGGCCGATCGACGTTTTCGATCCCGGAGGCAGGGGAAATCTTGGGGCTCAGCCGGTCCGCCGCCTATGCCGCGGCCAAATCGAAGCACTTGCCGGTGATCTGGCTCGGCAGACGCGGCATCGTCCCACGCGTGCAGCTTGAGCGGCTTTTGCTTGGCGCATGAGGGTTGTTGCCATGGCCGACCTACTCGGCAGCGGGCCATCCCTCCGCGTTCAGCTCGACCGCAGCATTGATGCGCGCACGCGCTGTTGTGGCAGCAACATCGCCACCATCCACGTCGGCCGCGGGCCGCATAGCGCCGAACTGCGCTGCGCCGACTGTGGCGCGCATCGCGGCTGGTTACCGCAAGAAGCACACGCATTTATCAAGAAGACGGCTGAGCGGTTCGGTGCGCCGAGCGAGCCGATTGTTCTGAAAGATAGCAGCGTCGGAGATCACCAAATGCAAAAGCAGTACGACAATTCTGGAATTTTGTTCAAAAACGACGACAAAGAAACCGACAAGCATCCCGATTACAGAGGCAGCCTCACGATCAGCGGTGTCGAATACTGGCTGTCCGCCTGGATCAAGCAAGGCAAGAAAGCAAAATTCATGTCCTTGTCGGTGAAGGCGAAGGACGCACCCGATAAGAGCAAGCCCCTTGCCGAGCAATTGAACGACGAAATACCGTTTTGAGGGAGAAGGCTAATCGGTTCTGAGAGCCAGCCCTTTGCTTGAGATCATGACCGGTCCAGCCAAATTCGCGGCACGTTCCGGCTGCAGTCATCCGCGCGTGCAGATGGTCTGGACCAAAGTCGGCAATACCGGCGACCCATTGCCGGGGCAGCAATTGCGCAGCCAGTGCTTGGATTGTGGACAGCTTTCCACCGAGCAACACCGCCACGCCCTGGCAACCCCAAACACGCGCGTCGTCAATCTCGAGTTGCTAAATCGCGGCATCGAGGCCCGCGAGCAATATTGGCGCGAGCAAAGCGAACGATATCGCCGCAATCGAGAATCCGAAAAACAGGAATGGTGGGCTTGGTACAGCACTTATCTTCAATCAGATGAATGGCGCATAAGGCGCGCGTTGGTGCTGCGGCGCGCAAATGACATCTGCGAAGGCTGCCGAGACGCACCGGCAACGCAAGTTCATCATCTCACTTACGCGCACGTCGGCAATGAATTCCTTTGGGAGTTAGTCGCGATCTGCGACGACTGCCATGAACGGTATCACGAAATCGATGCAGCATGACCGAGCGCCCGTCCAAGCCGCAGACCTATAACGGCGATCTGAGAAAACTTCCCCGTTGCCTCGCTCATCTGGCCGGTGAACGGGTTTGGATAGTCTGGCGCTGGTGGTGGGACGGCAACAAGTGGACAAAGCCGCCATATCGCGCTGACAACCCCGAGCATTATGCATCAACCAGTGATCCGACTACCTGGAGCGACTATCAGACGGCGCTCAGGCAGGTGCTTGCCGGCAAGGCCGATGGTCTAGGCTTTGCTATTCGGGGACTAAATATCGGCGGCAACGACCTCGACCATTGTCGCGATCCGCAAACCGGAGCGATCGCACCCTGGGCGAGAGAGTACTGCGAACAATTTCCCGGTGCCTACACCGAGGTGACGGTCTCCGGGATGGGGCTGCGCATTCTCGGCACCAGCGAGATCGAGCTATCACCTAAGTTCCCGCTGCCGGAGAAGGGCAACGGCGCACAAATAGAGTTGTTCAGCAACAGCACGCATTACCTGACCCTCTCCTGCAATGAGCTCGGCAGCTGCCGTGTACTGCCGCCGATCGGCGAGCGAATGCAGGAGATGGCAGCCAAACTCAGCAAGCGGAGAGACCAGGACACAACGCAGGACAACAACGCAGAGCAGGAGAAGGAGCAGCACCAACATCAACAAGAACCAACAGCCTGGTGCTTTGCGACCGAGCTGCGCGTGCGTTCAGCGCTCAGCGCAATCCCCGCCGACGAGAAGGTGCTCACCGAAAAGCTCGGCAACAGTCATGATGCTTGGATCAGGATCGGCATGGCGATCGAGCGCCTGGGCTGGGGCGAGCGCGGCTATGCCATCTTCCGCGACTGGTCGATGCAGAGCACAAAGGACTTCAATGAGAAGGGCCTGCGCACGCAGTGGAGTTCGTTCAATCGCAATCGCGACAGCAGAGAGAACCCGGTCACTGTCGGCACGGTCTTTCACTACGCCAAACAATTTGGATGGAACGAGCCGCAGACCACCACGACGATAGATCAATCCACCTTGCCGGAACCGATAGACCTGTGGGCACAATTCGACCCGCCTGAATTGCCGCACGACCTGTTGCCCGCAATCATTGAAGAGTTTGCGCGTGAGCGCGCCGATATCATGGGGGCCGATCCAGCCGGCCTGGCGCTCGCGGCCCTTGCAGTCTGCGCCGCCGCGATCCCTGACCGGATCACGCTGCAAGTGAAAAAGCGCGATCCGGCTTGGAGGGAAGCCGCGCGGCTATGGGTTGCACTAATCGCCCCTCCGAGCGGCAAGAAAAGCCCGATCATGAGCGAGGCTGCGCGACCGCTGAAACGCCTCGATGCCGAAATGTTTCAAGTCTACCTCGACAAGAAAGCAAAATACGACGAGCTCACGAAGGAGGAGAAAAAAACAACTACCGCGCCCAGACAAGTGAGGCTGCGCATCGAGGATACCACCATCGAGGCAGCGCAGGAGGTGTTTAAGGACAGTCCTGATGGCGTGCTGTGTTTGCAGGATGAGTTGTCGGGCTGGTTTGGCGCGATGGACAAATACACCAGCGGGCGCGGCGCAGCCAAGGATCGTGGCTTTTGGCTGCAGGCCTATAACGGTGGAAGCTATGCGGTGAACCGCATCGGCAGAGGGTCGGCCCTGATCCGCAATAATGGTGTTTCGGTCCTGGGCGGCATTCAGCCCGCGCTGTTGCGCCAGATCGTAGAGGGATCGGTTGACGATGGGCTGATCCAGCGCCTGCTGCCGATCGTGCTGCGACGGGGATACGAGAGTAAGGATCAAGACCCAGAAGATGCAGTCGGGCTGTACGCCAGTCTCATCCAGCGATTGGGCAGCAGAACCTCAAGCATACCCGTGCCTGTGCACTTTGCGGACGGCGCGCATGTCATCAGGCAACGGCTCGAAGGTAAGCACCTCAACCTAATGAGATGCGAGACTATCAACCCCAAGCTCGCAGCCCACATCGGTAAGTATGACGGCATATTCGCCCGGCTGTGCCTGATCTGGCACTGCATCGAGCATGTAGAGCAGGACCTGATCCTGCCCATAAGCGAAAACACCGCTTTGCGTGTCGAACAGTTCCTGCACAGCTTCCTGTTCCCGCACGCGCTCGCATTCTACAGCGGCATGCTTGGCCTGGCCGATGATCACAACCGCCTCACCGCAGTTGCCGGTTACATCCTGGCGCGCTCGCTCACCAACGTAACCAACCGCGACATCGCGCGCGGCGATCGCACCATGCGCGGCCTGACCAAGGTCGAAACCTCGGCCGTCTTCGAGCAGCTCGAAGCCTTGGGGTGGGTTAATCGGACGCCCGGACCGCGGCCAACCGATCCGCCGCACTGGAAGGTCAATCCAAAATGCCACCAGAAATTCACCGCACGAGCCAAACGCGAAGCAGAGCGGCGACAGCAGGATCGGGACATGATCGCCGCTATGTTCCAGCAGGAGGGCATATGAGCGAGACCGAAGCCGACATCACCAACGCCGAAGCATGGTCCGAGATCATTGAGGACCTGCTTACATTGGTGCCACCCGATAAGCGCATGGAGGTGCTGCAGCTCGCCCTTGCCAACGAAAAAGCCGAAATGGTCGAACGAGCAAAAAATGATGGGCTCAGGGTGGTCCAATACAGCGAAACGAACCTCGCCCACAGCCTGCGACACTGGAATGTGAAAATGCGGCTCAAGAGCCTGATCATCCAAGTGTTCACACGTAATATCCGCAACAACCACAGCCCCGAGGATGCGGCCAAAATCCTGTTCGCTAAACATCCTTATGGCAGGGGGAGCAGGGTTCTGCGCGATTACCTGCCTCAAGAGCCCGCAGAAGAGTGGGAGCCAATATGACGCAGAACCGACTGAGTGGGCGTCTCGCGCGCCAGATCATGCATATTGCTTGCTGGGGAACCGGCATCATCAGCGTAGACCAACTCGCTCCCACGCAAATACTTGCCGAACGCGGCTACCTCATCATCACCGACTTACATAACGGACATTACCAAATCGAACCTACTAGGCTCGCTCAGAGAAAAGGTGCAATCAGTCGCCAAGGTTGGCGCCGATATCCACCTCTGCGCATGTGAGCAGTGTCACCATTGTCCGAGCATTGTCACCATTGTCCCTTAGCGCGTGTAGCAGAAATCACATTTCTCTCTCTCTCTGCCATTATTTCCGCATCTGCCTCGCGCGGGTAAAGGACAATGGTGACACAGATGAGGCCTTCTGTTCCTTGATGTGCTCCTCCCCTCTCGGCTGCGTAGATATCAGACCTCCTCAGAAATAGATCATGTCCATGAAGGCTCTGCATAGAACTATGCCTGCTGTTCCTGCGCTTACTTTGGGTCCAGCATTTGGGTCCAGGCGCAATGTGTGATGCGGTTGATGCTGATTGATCAATGAGTTGCGATGTCCGAACCACCGAATAGCGAATACGGTGTGTGTCTCCGAGCCTGGCAAAATGCGTGGTTCGGAGCGCAATCCGAGTGCAGCCTGGCCGACACAGGCACGGTATGATGTCTGTGCAGTTCAATCCACTTCAACGTTGCCATTTCCTGCAATGATAGCCTCGGATGGGAATAGAGCTTGTCGGACAGCCGCTTAGACGGAATGCAGCCGTTTGGGTCAGCACCTGGTCAGCCGAGGCCTGCGAAATGTGGGGTTTTGGCCGCAATGCAGGTTCCGGCTTGGCCAGAAGACCTGGGCGGGTAGGCCGGTGGGCACCGATCGCGGGCTCGAGCTCATATCGGACCTTCCGAGGGTACAGACGGCGGCGATCTCAAACTTGGGTGTTGCTGTGCGACCGGCGTGGTTATGCGGCGAGTGTTGCGGCTGTGCGTGGCTGATGTGCTGCACATTGCATCGCATGGCTGCTGTTAGCTGCTGTGAGAGGCGTTGTGCGTGTGTTGTTGTGTCTTGGCGCAACTCCTGGTCACCGCGAACGTTCGCGGTACGGTGCCGCTCGACGGCGCGTGGAATGGCCGGGGAATGACTCAGCGGGGCTGCTGGAGTCGAAATTTTTGCTGGCGGGTATCGCGGAGCCTAGCGGGCGCGAAACTCACGTATGCGGCTCTGGCGGCCGTTATTGCCCGTGTGGTTACCAATTGCAGGACTACAATGCTCATCAAAAGTCGGCCTCAAATTTGAGGGCAACTCTGCTGATTGCCGCCAGGGGTATGGATAGTAGCCATACCCTTTTCATCGTGATCCCCACGGGCGCGGCTGTTCATCGGTTGCGGAGTGGGACGGGTGTGACGCCGAGAAACTGGCAGACTGCTTCCACGAACATGCGCTCGTGATTTGGCTCGTCGTGGTGGTTCATGCCGTGATCCCAGAGCTCTGCTGCGGCGAGTGAGATTGCGGTTGCCTGGACGCGCAGGCCTGCGAGTGTTGTGGCGCGCATGGCGAGGATGCGCTCTGCGAGCGGGAAGAGGCGTGCGTGGAGTGCGGTCCATTCCTCCAGTTGGGGGTCGGGATGATTGAGCGGGGTGGCCCTGCGGATGACCCAGTACGTGCTGTCGTTGTCGAATGGCGGGGCATCGCCTGCGGGGGTGCCGGTGAGTGCTTCGACCTTGGCGTCGTATGCGGTGTTTACCGTGTGGTCGGCGGCCATTTGAGCGAGCCACTCGTTGGCGATCTGCTCGAGCTCGGTGCCGAGGGCGAGCAGGTGAGCGTCGTCGGTGGGCATGGGTTGCGGCCTTCCTGTTCAAGAAGGCGGACAGCATCGCCCTGGTGAGCGAGTGGCGCAAGCTGACCTGTTTGGTTACTGCGTGACCGATTTGGTTACCGCATGTCGGCGTTCGCTCCCAGTACTTTCGGAAGCGGCGCTCGGTGAGGTCCTTTGGTAGGGTTTCGGGCTTTTCGCCCATGGGCGAATACGTCAAAAACCGCCCAAACAACAGACGGCGGCTGACCCACTGGTGTCCCTTGCCCTCCTTCTTGGCAATCTGCTCTTGCGTCCAGTTCGAGCGGTGGAAGAACGCGGCGAGCCGGTTGGTCATCTTGGCGGACATCGCAACCTTACGATATCTCAGGTGTGGAGGGCGTGGGGTCATTTTCCGGGATTGGACGAAGTTCGGGGGTTGGTATGCTAGCGCTAGCAAACCTCGCCTCCATTTCCTCCAGCCATATCAGCCGCCAGGATGAGCGCAGCGTCTCGCTCAGGATGATGCGTGCGTCCGCGCAATGTAGTTTTTCCGGATTGCCAAATCAGCGGTTGCGGAGTTATGCCGTGGCGCATGCGGAAACTTGGGCTGATCCGCGATTACGATAGCCTGTGCGCAGTGCTGCGCCGTCGCGCCGACGAATTTGATGTTACGTTTGCGACCCTAGATGCGGTTGGTGGCCTTACCGACCGATACAGCCAGAAAATTTTATCGCCGCGTCGCCCTTGTCGGCTATTTGGGCGCGCGAGTTTTGGTGCGCTTTTGGGGGCTTTGGGGATTGTCCTGATTGCGGTCGAGGACCCGGAGCAGCTATCGCGTGTGCGGTCGCGGCTGGTGAAGCGGAAGCACCGGCGGTCGGTGGCCGAGGCGGGCGAGCAGCGGCAAATTCCTGTGCGTTGAAAAATTTGCGGCAAGGCGCACCATTCGCCCGAACATTGAGGGCAAATGCAGATGCGCAATCTGAAATTAACGCTGACGGTGGACGCGGCGCTTCGGGAGCTGCTCGAGGAAGGTGCCGAGCGCGAGGGGCGCAGCATCTCGAACTATACGCGGCGACTGATTGACCGAGCTGCGCGTGAGGCAGTGCGGATTGAGCCGGTTGAGCAGCGGCAGGGAGCCGCGGCATGAGCACGGCAGCGAGCAAGATCGGCCGCGAGGTCGACGCGGCGGCAGAGGTGATGATGCGCGAGCACCGTGAATGGTACGAGCAGGCCATCCAGGAAATCGATCGGCGGTTATCCGACCTCGAGGCCCGGGAGAAGAAGCTCGCGAAGAACGAGGCCTGGGTCGCCGAGAAACGAACGAAGATCGAAAGGGCGATCGCGGGTGGCTGACTACGGTGCACTCCGTGACGTGTGGCCGGAGCACGGCTCGCTCGAGGAGAAGCTCGCGGCTGTGAACAGCATGGAGGTCGCTGGGCCGACCGTCGACATTCCGGCGGATGCCGTCAGACAGCGTCTGCTGTCGCGCATGCTGCATCTGGAATGTTTCGCGCTGGCGGCCACGACGCGCTCCATTCGCCTGCGCCTCAACATGCCCGGGGTCCCACGATCGGTGACCTCGGCGGTCTATCTGCTGCAGCTGCTGTCATCGGACGAGCGCGTCTTTGGGAAGCACCGGCTTAGTCTCCTGCGATCTTTGTTCTCCGATCTGGTGAGCGACGAGGCGAGCGGGATCACACAGAAGGATGCCGACGACGTGCTCGCGCTGTCGCAGTCGACTGTAAGTTGGTGGCAGCGACACGGGTTCTCGCAGCCTGTTGGTATCTACGACGCAATCGAAGCGCAGCTTTCATAACGACGGAGGTCACTTTGCCATACCGTACCGGTAACAAAGCTCATGATGACGCCCTGCTAGCCGCTGAGTCGGCCTACCAGCAAGCGAATGCGCCGGGAGCGTCACAGGCGACACTAAAGGCCGCGGACTTGGCCCGTGCGCGTGCGAATTTGGCGAGTTGTTTGACCAACAACAACGGTAGCGGCGCCGCGCAATCCACCGTTCAGTTGAAGGAATTGGGAGTGCAAACCTGATGGCCGCGAGCAACGAATATACATTTGCGCTGGCAGTCACGCGCGCGCAGGGTGTTCTGCAGACCGCACGCGCCGCGGCCTTCACTGCGCAGGCGGTTGCCGGCTCGATCCCACCGGCCAATCTTGCGGCCTACGTGACGGCACTGGAAGCCGCTGACAACGCGTATATCACGAGCGTGAATGCTGCCGCGAGCACGGCGGGCGGTGTCGGCACTGTAATAGGTGGGCAGACTGGGCCGAGTGCGCAGGCGTTCATCCCGTGCTGCTGGGTTGCCGGCGCAATGGAGCCGATACCGACTGGCGGTTGCTTGACTGGAACGTTGGGCAACGTGCCGACCCCATAGAGCTGTGGTTCGAAGCGCCCTGCAGGCCGCAGGCGCACAACCGCAGTGCCCCCGGCTTGCGATGGCGGTCGGGGGCATTCTTTCACGGAGACGATTGAGACATGGCCGCACCTGCCCGCAAGCAATCCCTGCCATCGCCGGCCGAAATCCTCGAGCTGATCGCGGCCAAGAAGGCTGAGCTGCCCGGACTGTTGAGCAGACAGAACGAGGCCGCCGAGCAATCCATCACATCGGGTGATGAGGCCGGCTATCAGGCCGCGGTTGCTGCCGTCACCGCGTGCAATACGGATATTGCCCGGTTGCAATCTGCACTCGTCGGTGCGCATGCGCGCAGCAGGGAGCAGGCCGAGGCGCAGCAACGTGCTGCGCGCGCGGCACAGTGCGAGCGCGTCAGCAAAATTTTAGATGAGCGGGTAGCGACGGTGGCCAAGATCGAGGCCGCGATTGCGGAGTTGGTCCGCGGTTGGCGCGAGCTGATCGAGTTGAGCGACAAAGCGCTCGTCGCCTACCCCAACGGCCCGCCGCCGATCGGGATGGCGCTAACGAATGGCGAGCTCATCCAGCTCCTGGGCGCCGAGCTTTTCCGACAGGGCGCGACCGTGCCAGTGACCGGGCGGCCGCAGCTTGCACGTCTACCTCCGACGATCCCGGGGCCGAAGTGTCCGGATTTCATGTTGCTCAATCAGCCTGAGAAAATTACGAAGCTGAGCGTTGCGATTGAGCAAGCAAACAATCTCGCGCGCTCAATCATGGAAGGATCCCGCAGCCATGCCGCCTGAAGCGTCCAACGATCCCATCGACCCCGACATTCACACGTTGCCCAGCTCCGAGGCCTCGGAGATCCTCAACGAGCTATCGCGGGCGGCACCGCCTACGTTTACGCCTTCGACGCCTGTAGAGGCCGATGTTCTCTTGCAGCAGCGCATTTCTGATCCAGAATGGTCGCGCAAGCTGCTGAACGGTGACATCGCAACCCGTGATGAGTTTCAGAGATTATCTGAACTGAAAGCGTCCGGTGGTGTTGGCGACGCCATGGTAGACCAGTCGCTCGTGGACGTAACGAGCGGCGACCAAAGCGTGCAGCGCGCAGGGTTACTCTCGTGGGCGGAAGGCGCCCGGGCACGTGGTTTCCCGAATGAGGCGATCGATCATTTCCTCGCTGGCGGGAAGTTCACAAGAGAGACCGTTGCCACTGCACAACACTGGTTGCCGAGAATGGAACGCGATGAGACCCTTCTATATCCCGACTGGCCACAGGATCGTGAATATCAGATGGAGGCTTTTAAGTGGATCATCAGCGCGGGCACCGAGGATATGCCATGAAGTACGCCTGCTGTTTCCGTGCACCAGACGGCTCGACGCGCGAGATCGTTGTGACACTCTCGGCCGATGAGCGGGCCGATTGCGCGCGGAATTTTCCAACCGCAGCGGTTAATCCCCTGTCGCTCAGTTATGCCTGGCGCAAGGCAACGCAGGAGGCGCCGTTCCCAGAGTTCGAGCCGCTCTTCGGCCAGGCGCTCCTGGTGCATTGAAATGACCGTCGCGGGGTTCGAAAAATTCATGGTTGATTTGTGCGGCTCGCCGTTTGCGTCGTCCGTTGGCGAGATCAACAGTGCGCTCCAGAAATTAGACGCCGAGGCGGATTTCAATCCAGATGCGGAAAGGCTCCTGAAAATTTTGGAGATCGTATCTAACAAATCAGTGCCGGTTTCCGAGCGGCTTGAAGAGATGCGCCATCTCACAAACTTGCGGGGCAAGGTTAGCGTGCGAGTGGAAGGGTGGACCGGATGGCGATGATTGCACGCCGCAAGCAGGACTGGGGCGAGCTCGGCCCCGCTATGCGCGCGCTGCCGAACGCGCGGTGGCGCGCCTTCGTCGAGTTTTATCTGCTCGAGAACCCTGGCCACGGTGCACAGACAAATGCAGCCCGGCGCGCCGGCTTTGGCCATGCGCGAACTTCGCCCTTGAATATGGCCAAGATCGCTACCCGGCTGATGCGCGACGAGCGGATGCAAGCCGCTATTGCTGAGGAGGCGCGCAAGCTATTGCGCGGGGGTGCACCCGAGGCGGTGAAGGCGCTGCAAAATTTGGTGCGCAATCCGGAGCACAAGGATCATGCGCGCGGCATCCAGATGGTGCTGAACCGTGTCGATCCTGAAATCACGCGCCACGACATGAACATTGTGCACCGGGTTATCGATCCTGATCAGGAGGAGCTCGAGGAGCTGCGTGCGTGTCGGGCGCTCGGCACGCCGCGGGAGAAGTTGCTTGAATTGTTTGGTGGGAACGGACTTGCTCGGCTTGAGCTGCTCGAGGCCGCGGATACCGAGCGGAGGGCGGCGAGTGCTAAGGTGATCGAGGGCGAGGTACTCGAGGCGCCGAACGAGGTGTAGGAGAGGATGTCAGAAATTTCTGACATCCTGCTGCGGGATAGGTCGGCACTAGGAAAAATTTTTCCCAGTGCTCATGTCTTGAAGGGGTCTCTGGGAAATTTCCCAGACACTCCATACAGGTTGTGAGAGAACAACTTGACAACCAATGGCTGACGAACCCGATCCACAGCAATTAATAAAGCTCGCCCGACAAACATTGTCGTCGGCAGAGCGCCGGCGGAAATTCCGGCGCATCGACTTCCTCGATACGTCATGGTGGTACCCCACGCAGCTCGCGTTCTTTGCTGCAGGCAGCACTGGCATCCATCAGCGTCTCATTTATGGCGGCTCGCAGAGCGGCAAGACGACAGCCTGCGCGGCCGAGGTTGCTTGGCATTGCACGGGCGCATACCCGCCCTTTTGGACCGGCAAGCGGTTCAACAAGCCGGTCCGCGTGTGGGTCGTCGGCGAGAGCGTCGTGCTCGTGCGCGACACCACACAACGCCAGCTCTGCGGCGGCACCGACTTCGGCACCGGCACAATCCCATTAGAGAGTTTCAGCAAGCGGCCTGTCATGGTGCCCGGCGGCACGGGCGCGATCGACACGATATTCGTGACGCATGCGACCGACGGGAAGATCGATGGCACGAGCACGCTCACGTTCAAAACATTCGAAATGCGGCGCGAGCGCCTGCAGGCCGAAACAGTCGATTTGATCTGGATTGATGAGCGTCCGGACGAGCAAATCTATTCGGAGCTGCTGGCTAGGACGTCCGCCGTCGATGGACACCTCATTGTAAGTTACACGCCGATTGGCGAGGGTGGCGCCGCCGGCGTCACGTATCGGTTCCTTGTGGAGCCATCATCGGATCGGGCGCCGTTCAGGATCACCAGCGCAGAAGCCAGGCACATCACGGAGGAGAGACGCGCGGAGCTCGTGAGTGAATACTCCGACGCGGAGCGCGAGACACGGCTGGAAGGCACCCCGCAGCTCGGCACGGGACCCGTGTTTCCGGTCGAGCTCCTGTCGGGGATGATCAGGCCATTTGATCCGGATGCATTGCCGTCATGGGCGCGGCATGTTGTCGGCATCGACTTCGGCTTCGATCATCCATTCGCTGCCGTCTACATCGCCTGGGATCATCAGACCGGCAGCGTATGGGTCATCGACTCATTCCGCATGGAGCGGTCGAGCGCGCTGTATCACGTGCAACGTATCCACAGCATGACGCGCGGGCTCAAGGTGCCGATTGCATTCCCGCACGACGGTCACACTCACGACAAGGGAAGTGGCCTGCCGCTGGCCGCGCAATACAAAGGTTTCGGCGCGAACATGATGGCGAGCCATGCCGTCAACCACGGCACCAAACAGAACAATATCGAACCCGCGCTCGAGGAAATGAGGGAGATGATGTTCAGCGGCAAGCTGACGATCGCCGGCCACAACGCCGAGCTTATCGAGGAGCTGCGCACGTACCATCGCGACGAGGATTATCGCATCGTGAAGCAGAGGGACGACCTCGTGAGCGCGTTCAGGTACGCGTGCATGATGCGAAGGCAGGGCCGCACGCGCAGTGAATGCGAGGGCGTCGGGTTTGGCAACATGCCGTATGCCGGACAGCGCCGCGATCGCAGTCAGGGCGAGGTGGCGCGCGGCTTGGACTTTGATCTGTTTGGCACCTGA